AGCGCGGCACCATCTATCGCGGCGGCCGGAAGGAAGTCCTTGACACACTTGCCCCGGTGATCGAGCAGCACCCGCTGATCGCGTCGCTGGTGGTGAGCGACGAAACGCTCCCCGCCGACCGCATCAAAGTCAAAACGCCTGGGAACCTGCTGTATGTGAATTATCACAAGCTGGCCAAGGGCATGAAGTAAGGAGGAAATTTCAATGAACCACGGCGTATATGTCTCTCAGCAGGCTACCAGCGTCAGCACCCCTGTCGTGGCGGAGTCCGGCGTCCCCTTCGTGGTCGGTCTGGCTCCTGTTCAGGCGGCGGATAAGCCTGCTGCCCCCGGCACCCCTGTTCTCTGCACCAGTTGGTCCGAGGCGGTGGAGAAGCTGGGCTACTCCGACGACTGGGCAACCTACACGCTCTGCGAATTCATGTATTCGCACTTCAAGCTGTTCGCCTGCCAGCCCGTCATTTTTTGCAATGTTCTGGATATCGCCACCGCAAAGGAGGCGTCTGCCGCGACCGATGTTGCGGTGACGGAGCACAAGGTAAAGCTTCCCATCGCGGCCATCAACGATTCCACTCTGGTCATCAAGCCTGCCGGCGGTACCGGCTCTGCCTATGTGTCCGGCACCGACTATAACGCCTATTACAGCGGCGAGCATCTGGTAGTGGAGCTGCTGTCTACCGGCAGCGCCTATGACGCAGAGCAGGTAAACATCGCCTACAACAAGGTCAAGGCATCCACCGTCACCGCATCTGACATCGCCTCCGCGATGGAGAATGTGGAGCTGTGCCTGACCCTGCTGGGCATCGTCCCCGATCTGCTGTGCGCCCCTGGCTATTCTCAGCAGTCTACCGTGGCCGCTGCGATGACCGCCAAGGCAGGCAACATCAACGGTCTGTTCCGCGCCAAGGCACTGATCGACATTGACTGCGGCGCTTCCGGTGCGCGCACCTATTCCGATGTTCTCACCAAGAAGAACGCCGCCAACATCGCCGACGAGGACGAGATCGCCTTCTGGCCGATGGCGAAGCTGGGCGATTACAAGTTCC